GGACTTCGCTGATCTGCCTGCTCAAATCATACCGATCCGCCTGCTGGCGGCCCGTCGTCCAGGCAACGCGGTCATAGCCGCCATCTGCGGCCATCTGCATGACGCGCTTCATCGCCAGGTCGGACCATGATTGCTTGAACGGGGCGTCGGGGACTGATCCGGCAGGAATTGGTAAGAGTGGTTCAATCTGATTTACTAACTCATTGTACCTGCGTAAATCTTGCGGTTGGATTGTTAATCCACCTGTGCTGGCGTCCCTTGTGCCTCTGTTAACAATCTCATCTTTTTCGGCCAACAAGGATTTAACTTTTGCATCATCTTGGGTTTGATACCCCTGCTGCCGCCCCCTCTGATGCCAATCGCTCTGGATTTCCTCGATAAACAAAACCTTCTTGCCATCGGCATCTATGCGGTCGTTCATGCGGACGTGGGCTAGGATGTTCTTGTCGGGGAAGTGGCCGCCTACAAAATTCAGGTCGCTGCCGCCAGGGGTTGCGACCAAGCTCCCTTCACTAAACTGCCTCGCGGCATCTTCTGCGGCTTCACGGGTAAACTCCATTTCCACAACTTCACGGTTGGAATTAAGGACTTTAAATAACCCGTCTTCGGCTTCTTCGATCGTGTACCTCTCGGCGTGAACAGGCGGCGTTCTCTGCGGCATCGTCAGCACCACCTCGCGGTAGTTCTCGCCGCCGGGGAGGGTGTACCCGGAATATCTCGGTGCCGGTAACAACCCCTGGTCGTTTGGCGCGTCAAAGATGCCTTCCGCTTGTCGTTGTAGATCGTCGTGCCGGTCAAACAGCACCCGCGCGCCATCCAGATCACCAGATGCCTGAACTCTCTGGCCTTCCGCCATCAGTTCGTCGGCCTGCCGGACAAGGGCGTCCGGGTCCGGCCCGCCGTAAGTGACTTCCTCGACTTCAACGCGGTTCCGCCGGACGAAGTCAATTAGCTCGTCTTGCGTGACGCCTTGGCCCAATTTAAGCCGACCGTCCAGGAACTCGTCCAGACCCATCCACTGCATCTCTTCCTTTTTCGCGCCCAGATTGGCCAGCGATGCGCGGGCCTGGTCGGGCGTCAGCTTGGTCTGTTTCAAATCCAGCGCGGCTTGCTCTGTCGGGCTGAATAAGCCCAGCGGGCTGCGTGCTGCCGGTTCAGGGGCCGCCGCACGTCGGGCCATACCGGACGCCATCGCCCCGGCAGGGATTTTCGCCAACAGACCGGGCGCCGATGTCATCGGCGTGACGTTCAAGATGTCCGCCGGTGTCGGCATCACGCCCGTGCTGGGCGCTTCCAATACGTTCAACAAGCTGCCCGCCATCTCAGTGGCCATGCCGGGGATGCCCCACGCGGTCTGCCGCTCGGTTGCCTGGGGCGCGCCATAAATTGGGTCGCGCTCAGTAACAATATCGCGCCACTTTCCAGGCAAGATACCGGCGTGCTGCCATGCCGGCCCCGGCCTGCTTAACGTGTACGGCGATTCTATCGTGTATAGCCGGCTGGGCCGCCCAGGGGCCAACAAGCTGCGATACATGTCCAGCGGACGGGCGGTGTCAAATAGTCCAGCCATCACACAATCCACGCACTTGAAGGGTAGTCAATCGGTTGCTGCCAACGGCGCGATGTTGCGCCGCGCGCCACGGTGCCGGCGATGCCGCCAAAGGTCAGGCAAAATGCGTCCGCGACATCAGGGGAGGAAACGCCGCGTCTCTTCATCTCGTCCTTGGATTCAACTTTTAATTTTCCTGAAGACGTGAATGTATAACGCGGCGCAACCAGTTCTTTCGCCAGCATCTCGTTGTCTGGCAAAATACAGTCTTTAGCTTCCAGCCACTCCTTGGCGCGCAACCATAACTCATCCCGCAGCCGCATGGCCGTAGGATGCATGGCCGACGATTCCGCCACATTGACGGATATTACCGGGTGGCCAAGCTCTTGCAGGCGATCCGCCACGCCGGCTCCAAGGCCGATAGCGTCAACCATAATTTCTTCGACGGTGTCGTCTTCCTGTTCGATCTCATGCACGACGGCGCCGACCAGTTGCATCAGATCCAGTTGCCGCCAGGTCTGGATGCCGACGACGGCATTGCCGCGGCGCTTGACCAAGGCCGATCTGTCGGTGCCATGGCGGGCTACGTCAACGCCATAGACAAGAGGGGCGGTCAGCACGCCCTCAACGTCGCGGGCGATGGCGGCCTCGACCAGCGACGGCTGGATCAGGCTCTCGCCGTCATCCAGGGCGAACTCGCCAAGGACGCGGACGCGAAAGGCATTGCTTTCTTCGCCATATCGGGTCGCCATGTCCGAGATGAAGTCGGGCGACACCAAAGGGTTGTCCACGCTGCTGACATGCCACGTTCGCCAGCTATCGGATAACTCGTGGTGCGTGCGGTAAAAGAACCCGCGATTGCGTACTGGGTTGCCTAGAAGCAACGTCGTCGCCCCCGCCGTGGACATGCTGCCGGCGGCGCTTTCAAAGACCTCCTCAGGGATGCCAGAGGCCTCGTCAGCCACCAACAGGACGTTTTCGCTGTGTACCCCCGCCAGGGATTCTGGCCGCTCTTTCGAGCTTGTACGGGCCGCTATGAAGGCCTCAGACGGGGATGCCTTCAGGACGACGCGGTCACTGGTGGCCTCGATCAACTTGCCGATGGGTGGTGGTAGCCGCTTCATCAGAGATTTTACTTCCGCGAACAGGGCATCGTATAGCTGGCTGGCCGTGGGGGCTGTTACCAGTATCTTGCATGGGTGCTTGGTTAGAAGAAACCAGAGCATGGTTGCGGCTGCGCAGACACTTTTCCCGACCCCATGGCCGGATTTGCAACTCAGACGCCTTTCGCCGCTTGCGACCGCCGACATGACCTCTGACTGCCACTTCAGGGGCTCCAGGCCGAGACAGTCCTGGGCGAAGGCAACCGGGTCGGCCTTATATTGCTCAATAAATTTTTTGTAGGTGGCGGTGGTCGCCGCCCGGTTAGCTGTCAAGGAACTGCTCACGCGACATGACTTCCTCACCGCATTCGTAGCATCTGAGGGCGACTAGATGGCGGGCCTGGTGTTCGTCTTCGGGACCGAACAACGTCTCGAATGTGTCGTTGCCGCATTCCGCGCAGATGCCCGTTATGGGTTCAAATTTTTTTTCGGGACGCTGAAAATCCACGATGTCACCCATGTGGGGGGTATACCTATCATAACCGCCCCCGCCGCCGGCTCGAAGGGGGGGGTATCGAGATCGACGCTGGCGCGGAATTTCGCAGATTTCTGCGGTTTCTGATGCACGCATCGCGCGAACATCTCAGGATAACTGGAATTTGCGCCCTAAGTCCTTGATTTCAAACGATGTTATCATATCGGAAGTATGATGGTCAGCCGTTGACAACCTTCAAATCGGCAGTTTTCTGCGCTCGTCGATCCACTAGCTCGCGCAGCGCATCGAGGTGCGCCTGGCCTTCGTCCACGGTCGTAACCCGTTGTTTTTCTTCAATAATTCCACCAAGCTTGCCCAGGCCCATCAGAGCCTGCGAGGCCGCCGCGAACTGGCCCTTGCCCAGCGCGCCTTCCGCTGCCGCGCGCAGCCCAGCAGCGACTTCGTCAATGGTTATCGGCACAAATGGCGCAACCTCGGCCCGCAGTTCATCTATCCTCGCCGCGACCTTACTATTCTTCAGTAGCTCAGACGCGCGGACATGCACAGTTTCAGGTTTAGACCTGGTTGCGTCGTAAGACTCACGATATGCCGCGCTCGCGCTCTTTAGCAGCAGATATTGCTGGCAGAAGTCTTCTTGCTTCGGCGTGAGCCGCTGGTTTGAATGTTTCGGCAATCCGAGATCAGGCATAAAAAACCGGCGCAATGTTGAATGTGGTTTGGGCAAAACAAAAGCCCCGGCGCTAGAACACCGGGGCTTTTGAATCTGTTACGCGGAGGTAAGGAGCAACGGAAGTTTTTCACGGACCACCCGCAATGCTCCAATGTTGCATATATGCCACTTTTGGGGTGAACCGTCAACAAAATACGAGGCCACCTTGAATGTACGCCATAGGCGTACTATATCTATAGTGAAGCCGCGCGGGGACAGCCCGCCGGCAGAGGCAAAAAGAAAGGCCCTAGACGATGCGCAAAACACACATCGAAATGCTCGACCGCCTGGCGCAGGCCGGCGAAATTCACCCCAACAGCTACACCGGCTCAGGCCGGTATACCTCCAAAAGTGCAGACTACGCCGCGCAACTGGTCGGCGTTTTGACCAGCGACCTCGACATGGTCGAAGGCAAACATTTTGAAATTGGTAACGA